GCCGGCGTGGCTCCCCACATGAGGCGCCTGCGGTGCAACGCCCACGGTATCAAAGTCCAGGAGAGCCCCACGGAGCTTCCGGAAGAGCGGGAGCTCGGGGAATTCGGCATCGTCAGGGATCAGCTCTGGTGGAAATGCCGGGAATGGCTCAGGACCGACACCGGTTCGATGCTGCCGCCGGACGACGAACTCCTCGAAGAGCTGCACACGGCGACCTACGAGATCAAGGGCAAGAAAATCAAGATCATGGACAAGGACACGTTCAAGGAGCTCCTGAAGCGCAGCCCGAACAAGGCCGACGCCCTGTGCCTTACCTTCGCAACGATCCAGGCGCAGGCGCTCCCGTTCGCGGTGAAGCCGGCAAAGAAGGTGAGCTTCGCATGGTGAGGGACAACTGATGCCAACCCAAGGCCTCATACCTCGAGGAACCGAGCAGGCGCAACCCATCGTGGCGACCGGGAAAACCTATTCCGAGCGTCCGCTGATCCGACGCCTCACCAACGAGGACATCGAGAAGCAGAAGGAGACCGAGGCCCAGCGGGCTTTCGAAGCACGCCAGAACCGGCCCGTCATCTCCGCCCTGGCTTCCCACATCCGGAGCGCCTTCACTTCCGCCGTCAACGCCAAGTCCACGGTCATGCAGCGCGGCCTCATGTGCCTGAGACAGCGCGAGGGCATCTACGAGGCCGACGTCCAGCAACTCATCAAGCAGAGCAACGGCACGAACATCTACATGATGCTCACCGACGTCAAGTGCCGGGCCCTGGAAAGCTGGCTCAAGGACATCATGCTGCCGGCGGGAGAGAAGCCCTACAGCATCGAGCCTACCCCGATTCCCGACATCCCCCCGCAGCTGGTCCAGAAGGCGCAGCAGGCCTTCGTCCAGGACTACATGGCCCGCGTCGCCGTCCAGGCCGGAATGGACCCGACACAGGTCACGGCCGACATGATCACCGAGGACGACTTCCGGCAGGCAGCTGAGCAGTTCAAGGACGAGCTGCTGAAGCAGGTAAGAGCGCAGGCCAAAAAGGACGCCGACGCCATAGAGGACAGCGTAGACGACGAACTCGTCGAGGGCAAATGGTATGAAGCCCTGTCGGAATTCATTGAGGATTTCTCCACATACCCCACCGCCTTCATGGAAGGTCCGATCTATCGCCGGCGTTCCGTTCTCGCCTGGGAGCCCATCCAAGGCTCAATGATGTCGCGGATTACGGTTACGGAGAAGGTCGTCAAGGAGTACGACCGCATTGACTTCTTTGACGTCTACCCCTCGGCCGGCGCCCGGACGATTCAGGACGGGGATCTGTGCATCCGGAAGCGCTACACCCGCCGGGACCTCGAGGCCCTGCGCGGCGTCGAGGGATATGACAGCGACGCCATCGATCAGATCCTCAAGCAGTATGCCAACGGATACCGGGAGTGGGTGGCCTACGACACGGAGATCGCCGACCTGCACGACCGGCCCAACGAGATGCAGGACCCCGAGGGGCACATCGACGGCATCAAGTTCTTCGGCTCCGTTCAGGGGTTCATGCTCCGGGAGTGGGGGATGGAGGCCGCGGACGTGCCGGATCCCTACCGGGAATATCCCGTTATCGCGCACTTGGTCGGCTCCTACGTCTTCGGGGCCCGCCTGAACCCTCACCCCCTCGGTCGGCGCAACATCTACTCGGCCTCTTTCCGCCACAAGAACGGCTCGATTTGGGGCAAGGCACCGCCCGAGGTCATGCGGGACGTGCAGAATATCTGCAACTCCGCAGCCCGGGCGATCTGCAACAACGCGGCCGTGGCATCGGGCCCCCAGGTTTGGCAGCTCGTCGACCTCATCCCGGCCGAGTGCGACCGGACGAACATCTACCCCTGGAAGATTTGGGAATTCTCGTCGGAGAAGATCAAGTCGGCCTCGCAGAAGCCCATGGACTTCTTCCAGCCGCAGCTCATCGTCGATCAACTCCTGAAAATCTACGACTATTTCTTCCAGCAGGGCTCCGAGGTTACGGGGATTCCGGCCTACATCTACGGCAACGAGAAGGTCGGCGGGGCAGGGGCTACGGCCACCGGCCTCTCCATGCTGATGAACGCGGCGGCAAAGGGCCTCCGCAACGCGGCCGGCAACATCGACCGTGGCGTGATTTCCCCATCCGTCGAGGAACACTGGCTTACGATCATGCTGACGAGCCCTGAGCAAGCCCGCGGCGATTGCCGGGTGAAGGCCCGGGCCTCTGAATACCTCATCCAGCAGGAACAGCTCCAGATTCGCCGGACGGAATTCCTCCAGGCGACGGCCAACCCCATCGACATGCAGATCATCGGCATCGACGGCCGCTCGGAATTGCTCAGAGAAAACGCGAAGTCTCTCAAGATGGACCCGGAGAAGATCGTGCCTCGCCGGGAGGACATGATCGCCAACCAGGTCCAGCAGCAGGTTCAGCAAATCGTGATGAAGCTCTCGGCGGCCCTCGGAGTGGCGCCGGAGCAACTCGTAGCGGCCATTCAGGCGCCAGCACCGGGAGGTCCTGCCGGGGGCCCCCCGAATCCGGAGAAGCCGCAGGAGCTCGGGCCGGACGGTCAGCCCATGGCCGGGAAAGACGTAAGGCAGTTCAACCAGTAGGAGGTTGTAACGATGGACATGAATAAGAAAACATACGCCGATAACCTCACGATTGACGAGATCGCTTCCAACGACCTCGAGATGACGAAGGAGGCCATCAAGAAGGCCAAGAAGTACAACTTCGGCAAGGACATGAAGAAGGCCGTGGCGTTCATCAAGCTGTGCCTCGGGCGGACCCTGGTGAGCCTCGGCCTGCCGCACCCCCAGCCGCCCCCGAACGTCAATTCCTACGAGGCGAGGATCCGGCACGCGGCCAAGATCGACAAGGCCATGAGGGAAAAGCAGGTCAAGGTCGAGCATCGCAACAAGTACCGGG